AACAATACCTTTAATGGCTGTATATGTTTCCATAAGGTCACCATTACGATAAATTGTTTCACCAAATTTTTTATATGCAGATACTGCTTCAAGAAACGCTCTTTTTTCTTCAGAAGTCATTTTCTTTTCTTGTTCTTCTTCACCGATATTCAACCTTTTATAAGATTTAGTTGATTCGTTAAGTAAGTTTTTTAATTTCATAATTAATCCCTATCTAAAAACATTCACAATATCCACCAACTTCGCAGATAATATCTCTCATAATGTTTTGTGCTTTATTATATCTATAAGTATCTTGTTTTTTGCTAATCCCTTCATTTATTACACCTTCATTCCTTGGTGACATAAATGCTCCATGTGTTGATGGGTTAGATACAAAGTCCCAACAAATCAATTCAAAGTCTTGTTCTACTGCTACTGTACCGTCTTCACTGATTTGTTTTACAGAACCCATTCCTCTTGATGAAATACCAACTGTACATTTAGCGTTTATTATTTCTTGTAATATTTTTCCTGTTGGAGTGTTAAGGATTTCAACTGTACCCATAACATCATCACCTCTCCAATAAACATCTCTTACGATATGAGATGTATTTTTCAATTCAACAACTGATGATTCAGGGTGGTCAAGTTCACCATATGCTCTATTCTCTTTTACTTCTCTACCCATGTACTTGGTAACTTCTCTTTTTAGAATATCCTTTGGGTATACTCTACCATTTTGGTTTTTAGCGTTTGCTCTTTGTAAAACACCCTTTACCATAAATCTACCATATTTGTCCTTAGACTCTTTTAACATAGTAGGAGTTACTTCAAATAACATTGTATCAATTAATAGTTGTTTCATCTAACCTTCCCATGTTTTTTTCTTACGATATAAATCAAAGAATACTCTTGCTAATTCATGTCGAATTAGTTTTCTGATTTGTTGGATATCACTTACTTCCAACTCCTCTTTCAAGGTCATCTTTTTATTTTCATTACATCCACAAGACATATTACGAACTCAATTCTCTTAACTTACGTGCTACTTTTAACATTCTTTCAGAAATCTTTCCAAATCTTTTTGTTGTAGATTTCCAATACTGTTCATTAGATACACCCATTTCGTTTTTTAACTTTGAATTTTGATTTACAATCTTGGTAATTTCCCACATCAATCTGTTAATCTCTTTGATTGAGTTGTTTACTTTTTGATGAGCTTTCATTGACTCATCTTTTTTATAATCACGGTAACTTGCTTCAATCAAGTTTTCTAATTTCTCTTCTAACTTGGATTCAACAGATTCCATCTTTTTGATATTCTTATTTGTCTTCTTTGATTTTTTGTATCCAAGAACTTCTATATGTTCATCGTCCATATCATCTTCTGACTTGGCAAATGCGTAAGGAGTTTTTGGTGGACCTGCTCCACCATCTAAATTACCTGTAACGTTTGCTTCTTCTTTAGTCTCTTCTTCTTCATCTTGTCCAAGTAAGACAGTTTTCTTTTCTTCTAACTCTGTAAATTTTTTATCGAGTTGTTCAAGTAAAAATTTAGACATTATTTTCTCCTTAACTCTTGAAGTAATTGATGATATCTTAAAAGTGCGAGGATTTGATTTTCATTAATTACTTTATTTTTAGTAAGTTCACTAATTAAATTTACAGTTTCATTTAATTTTATTTTAGTAACCTTATCTGAGATTTTAATTGACTTTAGTTCTCTTCTAAGTTTTGCAACTTCTGAAACTACAAACTTTCTTAATTTATCTGAATTATCAATGTTATTGATATAATTTTTTAAAATAAGTTTTTGTGATTCACTTAAACCTGAATACTTAGAGTTAAATGAATCTACTAAAAATTTATATGCTAATAGTCTAACTTCTTTTGGTTGTTTAGAATATTCTTCACTTACAACTTCTTCTTTGATTACAACTTTATCTGTAGTTATTGCTTCAAATATCGTATTTTTACAATCTACATATTCTTTAGGAGATACTGACTCTACGTTTTCAAATAATTTGTACGCTGATGCCATTTCTCTATAATTACTAACTCTATATTTAAAAAAGTCTTCTATAATATATGAATCTTTTATAGACTTTATTAAGTTATACTTTTCTCTTCTAAGTACACTTTCATTTAATTTAGCTCTTTCTTTTAAAATAATATTTAAAAACTCTTGAGCTTTATACTGAGAATCAAAGTTTTCTTTTGTAAGTGATTGATATAACTTAAGTTCTCTTGCTAATTGAGAACTTTTTCTAAAGTGGTTTTGTATAATCTTAGTTGCATAGCAAGTGTTATCCGACAAAGTGTCAGAGGCGATTTGTCTGACTAATAACTCAAACAGAATCCCCGTATTCTTAAATTTACTATGTTTTAATTTTCCCATTTTTCTACCTTAATTACTAACAACTACAATATAAATATCTAAAAATAATCTAAATCGTGTCATCTATTAAATTCTTCTCGTCTAACAGTCCACCCTCATCATTACTTTGGGTGTCGTCTTTCAAAGATTCTAAGATAACTTTTTTAGTTTTTCTCTTTAGTTTTGAAAGAGATGCGTCCATCCTTTGTTTTTCTTCATACGCAAGTGGCGACATCTTATTTTTACTATATGTAGAGTTTGCTTTTGGTCTATTTGATTTATTTCCGAGTGGGTCTCTACCAAATGGGTCATCATCAGTTTTATATGTACCTGAATGTTTTGGTCTACCCGCTCCTTCAAATCCACCTTCAGGTGCTCCACCTTTGTTTTCACCGAATCCACCATCACCTTGTTCTTCACCATCACCATTTTGTTGTATCGTGGCAAGGTCATGTGGTGTTCCAAATGATTCACCTGACTTAACAGGGTCATTACCTTCGGATTCTATTTGTTCGTGTCTAAATCCTAACTTAAGGTCTCTGATAACTTTAGCTTGTTCAGTCTTCCATTCATCATCAGACATATTGAAGATGTTTTTGTATACCCATTCTTGAGATACCATTCTTAAATCTTTCATATCACTTGCGAGTGATACTTTTTCAGACCAAAGATTTGCTTTTTCTTGTTCGTATATAATAGATGGGTTAGTAAGTTCTAATTCAAAGTTAACTAAGTCTGCATTTTCATATCCTTGTGAATATAAATGAACAATTGCTATTTTAGTTAATTCTGAAAGAATAATCTTTTGTAATCTTTCAACAGTTCTTGCGAATCTAATATCTTCTTGTGCAAGAGTTGCTTTACCTTCAACACCTTCTTCATATCCAATAAATGCTTTTGGAACTTTAAGTGCTGCCATCATTCTGTTTCTTAGGTATTCAATATCATCAATACCACCAAACTCCATTCCTTGTAAAGAATCAATCTCAGTACCACTTTGACCACCTCTTACAGGTAAGTAGTAATCTTCTAACATATTCATAAGATTAAACTTCAAATTGTAATCACCTGTATTTTGGTCAAGGTAAGGGACTTTCTTCATTTGGTCAATAATACTTCTCATGTGATTATCGACTTCGTTAGGTGGAATGTTACCTACATCAATTTTAAATATTCTCTTTTCAGGTGCTCTCATAATTCTATGAATCATCATAGCGTCTTCCATAAGAGTTAATTGTTTCCAAGTCTTTCTTGCACCTTCTAATAGTGAACGACCATATGGTAAGAAGTTTGTGTCTGCCATAAGTCTAAAATGTGCTACTTGATAAAACTCAAAGTAGTCATCAGGTCTATTAGCTGCAACACCATGTGCGGCTCCCGCTGCACCTAACTTAAATCTAACCTCATACGGATTCTCAGGATTGAATCCTTCCTCTCTTTCAAGTTCATATGCCGACAGTGGTGAAGCATTAACAATACCCACTCCCTCTTCTATATCTAAGTGTAAGAAGTAATCACCATATTTGTTCATACCTCTAATCCAAGACCAAAGGTTAAACTCAATGTTTAGTACATCATAGAAAAGGTTGTGTAATATCTTTTTTATATTTTCGTCATTACTCTTGATTCTTAAAACGTCACCCATATCATTTTTAAGGGTACATTCATCTGAGTAAATATCTAATACAGATGCGATGATTGAATCTTTATCCATCGCTTCATAATCTGTATATAATTCTAATTTATTTGAGTGGTAGTTAAACTGATTATTGTATGTTTCCCAATGTCTTCGTGTGGTATGTAATCTACCAAATCTATCGTAATAAGAAGAACCTCTAAGGTTACCCTGAGATTGTAATCTCTGAGTGTCAATAGTTTGTGTTCTACCTTTACCGATTCTACGAACTACAACTTGAGTGTTAAATAGTTTTTTTAATCTACCAAATAATGATTTATCTGCCATAATTATGTTTTCTAATTATATTGTATACGTCTACAATCTATAAATATACAAAAAAAATAGTTTATATCCAAATTTTATAGTAACCAAGTTAAATCTTGGTCTTTTCCGTGTATATCTTTCTGTTTCCAAGGGTCATGTCCAAGGTTACGATTACTATAGACGCCTGGTTGGTTCTTCTTAATATGGTTCAATGTTGTTCTTGTTAAATCCATTCCCTGTTGTCTAAGTTTAAGTGCGGTATCTCTTACCCACAAACCTGTTGAGAACGATATAACTAAATCATCATTATACCCTCTTTGTGCTTCTGCACGTGAACCGTTCCATATAAATACAAACAATTCGTCTATTAATCTTTTTGAACGAATTATTGGTGTTCTTTCTCTCATATATGTATCTAACTTAGATATAACAAGTGGTCTTGTTCTTGATGTCATAGAAAATCCAGGCACCATATCATCTTTTCTTTTCAAGTCCCACCCTTTTCTTAAATGAATATCTTCATCAATATATCCAAGTTCTCTATATGAATAATATAGGTTTTGATAATTTCTATCAATAACCTCTTGTATAACTGCCCATCCAATATTTGCGTTTTCAATAACTAACATCGCATTGTTCCATTCACTTGCGATAGATGTTAAAAATGCACCATATTGTTTGGTTTCAATCTTTCCTTTATATTCTGCTACTTGTTCTACATTCTCAACATCAAAAACGTGAAACGCAGAGTAGTCTGTAGAGTCACCTCTTGCAACGTCTGCTACAACTACATAATCTTTTGTATAGTTAGGGTAATCCCATAACCAATAGTTACCATCAAATCCTCTTTTTTCAACAGGGTCTTTTACATGAGTTTCTTCATACCATTTTAATGTTGTACCTTCTACTACTGTATAACCTGAAGAAATAAAGTCACAATCACATTCTTGTGCTGCTCCCTTTTCACCTAAAAGTTTTGTTTGTTCTTCTCTCCATTGTTTATTTCTTTCAGGATGTACACTCCAATGTAACTCTATTGGATTCCATTGGTCACCACTTGTTCCCTGTAACCAAACTTTGTGAAACCAATTACCAACACCATTTGGAGTTGACAATACAATTGCACCACCACCTGTTGATAATGTAGATTGAGATGCTGTCCAAATTGATTCTACATTGTCAATAAACGCTGCTTCATCAATTACCAATAGTGATAATGCTTCAGAACGACCTGCGTCACCTGCTGCAGATGTTGCTTTTATTTGAGAACCGTTTTTAAGTCTTAGTGATAGTTTGTTATCTTCTTCTGTTCCACCTCTTAACCATGATGGTAAGTTTTGGTGCATGAATCTAACTTTTGTTACAAGGTTTTTTGCAACTTCTTGTTTTGTTGCGATTACAAGAACATTTTTGTCTTCGTGAAACAACATTAACCAAAGGGAATATCCTGCTGATAGTGTTGATATACCTAACTGTCTTGATTTTAGAATAACATTAAATCTGTTTTCTCTAAAATCATCCATTAGGGTTTCTTGAAAGTCGTATAAATTAAAAAGAATTTTTCCTCGGGAAGGATGTTGGATATAACAATACTTTTTGAAAAAGTATACAGGATTTTTAGCACATTTAATGTACTCTTCTTTTATGATTTGTTTTAGAGGTTTGGTCATACATTTACTTTTTATCCTTCTTAAGTCTTATTCTCCAATACAGTCTACCTGTTATGATTGGTTGAAGGTTTTCGTTTACACCAAGTCCCAAACCATAAACATTGTCTGATTTAGATTTGTAGAGAAGGTCACCTGATAAAAAGTTTATTTGTGTTTTATTACCACCAATACTAACACCACCAAAAAACTTTGCTTTGTTTAAATAAATATCATTTGTTATTGTAGTGGTTGGTATCAATACTTGTGAATCAAAGTTTCTACTGAATATCTTGTTTTGTGTAATTGTATCTACGATAGTAATGTAACCTAAAGAATCTAATTTTAAAGTGTCTTTGTAAACGTATTTACTATAATAATCTTTTAGGATTTCAAGAGTATCTATTTTAGATTTTAAAACTACGGTATCTGTTACCGTGTTTGTTACAACACGAGTGGTATACTTTGGAACGTAGACTTTTTTTTCTACTTCCAAAGTATCATATCTCGTTTCAATTTTTGTTACAATTTTTTCCACCTCATTTACATTAGATGGACCACCACAAGTTTTCATTAAAACTAAAATGATGAGAACAAAAATTACAAGAGTTTGTATATTACTTACAAACTTTTTCATATAGAAATTCTCCTATGCCTTTCGGCGTTTACTTTTTAGAACCTCTACCTGAACCCGAACCTGAAGATTTTCTTCCTCGTCCTCTACCTGAACCTGAAGACTTCTTAGCACCGTATCCTTTACCTGAACCTGAACCTGATGATTTCATTTTGGGACTCCCTGCTTTTGATTTACCTGAGGAAGGCTTTCTTCCTTTTCTTTTAGTTCCTTTTGCTGCGTTTACAACATCTTTTGATTGTTTACCAACCTCTTTTACTGCATCTGCAACATCACTAAGTTCTTCTTTTATTCTCTTAGCTCTTCTTTTGACCTCAGACTTAACTTTAGTCGCCTTTTCTTTTACGTCTTCAACAGTGTCTTCAACTTCATCAGGAATATAATCCCCGTCTCTATCATTGATTTTACCTGTTTTGTAAAAGTAATAGTATACTCCCGCTCCCGCGACTAATATACCTAAAATAATTAAGAATGTTACCATAATTTACCTATTTTAAAAATTATTGTTGTTAATATAAATATGAAAAAAAAATTAATTAGTTACTTTTGGTATATCTCTACAATATTCTTCCAATTTTTCCAATATATCAAAATGTGTTTTAGGGTGATTTTGTTCTATTTCAAACATAACTGATTCTATTACACTCTTTTTAATTCTATCCCATGCCTCATATCTTTCTTTTTCATAAAATGTCTTTGCACCCCATAGATGAAAAACATTTTTATTCATTTCTTGAATTATTACGTCTTGACCCATATTGTGCATTTGGTGCATGAATCTAAACGGTGTAGCAATTGAATCCGATAGTGAAACAGTTTTTATATTGTATTGGTCAATATTACTTCCAATTGGTTTAAAGTTTTCTAAGTAAACCATTGCAGGTAATAACCATTGTTCTGCTGTAACTTGTGGTCCGTATTGATGAAGATAACTTAATTCATCTCTTTTTATAACCGTACCTTTATTGTTATTAACAAATTCAAAATACCTTTTTACATATTTCTTACAAAATGGTATATTGTTAAATCCTAATATAGCACAATTAAAAGGTAGTGTATTTGCGAACCCAATCAATTCGTCATCAGACCATTCAAAACCTTTTGGTTTAGAAATTAAAGTAGGAAATGGATATTGTGCTGGAGTTTCAGGGTGAAAAAAGAAAATATCTAAATTCTTATCACCTAAGTTTTCTACCAATGGTAAATGTATTACCATATCCACGTCTACTATTACAAAAGGTTCTGTTTGTACTTCCATAACAGACATTTTAGGCGTTGCCCAAAACATATCGTAGTTTATTTTACTACTATCAAAGTTATCAAGAAGTTCAGTATTGATTTCATCGTAAACTTTTAAAATATCAAACTCATCATATAATTTTTTAGTTTCTGAATCTGTATAAAAAATTACTTTTGAATTTGGATTTAATCGTTTTAACTTTAAAACACTTAAAAATTGTGTGAGTAGTGTAAGGTCGTCCAACTTGTCAGTCTTCTTACACTGATAGGTTTGTATAATGTTCATAACTAATTAACTTTATATTATATAAATATGATTTTATTTTTAATGAATGTAATTACCAAGTTCTACAAGCCCAATATCTTGCTTTATGTCTTGGGCCTGGATTATCACAGTTGTGTCTTGACCTAAATGCTTTTCTTCTTGCAGGGTCAGACTTTTTGATTCTCATGGTTTTTTCACCACCTTTACCTTTGTGACCAAAGTTTACTTTTACTACATTACCTTTTGGGTTCTTGACATAAACTTTAAACTTTTTAACATCACCCTGCATTATCTTACCAAGTTTAACATCACGACCTTGATACTCTGCTTCATTTATAGTAGGATTTAATGCGTAAATATCTTTTTCGTATTCTTTCATAAATTCTATGAACTCTTTTACGTCTTGGTAATTTTCTACATCATATTCTTCTATTGATTCTTTTTTCTTACCTTTTTTACCTTTTGCTTTATATCCACTTGCAAATGCTGCTCTTCTTTGTGCGTCACTTGCAAATCCTTCGTAGATAGATTTAAGATACTTTAAAAACTCTCTATCGTTTTTCATATCTTTAAAATCATCATCTTTAAATACATTCTTGATAAAATCTCTTGCGTCTTTAGAATTTTGTCTGATTAGGTCTAAATTAGAAAATACACCTTCGTTTACTGATTCATCAATACCTTTGATTTTCTTTTGGGTCATCATTACTTTATACCCATCCTTTTTCATATCAGCCATAAACTTTTGAGCCATCTTTTTATCGGCGTAAGCTGCGAATGCAGGTTTGATAGATTTATTACCTTCTCTTTTTCCATATGCAACAAGAAACGCCTCATTTAGTGATTCGTTCTTTTCTACAAACTTAATAACATCAGACATAGTTCCTTTACCATTGAATGCCATTTTTTTGTATGCGTCAACATATGATGATGGACCTTCTATTTCTACATAAGAGGTTTTCATTTTACCTTGTGGATTCATATCGTGATATGCTTTTACACTAACTCTTGGGTGACCACTTGGAAATATTCTTTTTAAATCTTTTTGTTGGTCAGTTATAGATTTGTAAGTATGTTTGTATTTAGCTTCATTTATACCAAAATGAGATGATTGTGTTCCACCAATTGGTTCTACTTGGTCATCTGCCCAATCTTTAAATTCTTTAGTATTTCTAAATATAAACTTATCAGCTGATAATTTTTTATTAATTAAAGTAATTTTACTACC